TGCGCGATGGGGTGGATTGTTATCCGACATCCCCCTGACGAACCACGCGGATGCAGCCGTCAAGCGCGGGCTGCAAAGCTAGAGCGTAGCCCTTCCGGTAGGCGTCGGTCAGAGAAAGGGCGCTTTTCATGTCAGGCTGATCCACGATGTAACCAGTGAACCATTTGGGTACGGCGTTCTCCGCGCAGTCATGGAGCTTCCTACCATTGCCGCGCTGTATGTAGCTAATGAAGCTCCAGCCGCATCCACCGTTATCGGTCAGCTTGCCAACGGGGCCGACACTCTTACCTAAGTCCGCAATTAAAAACATTTTCTCTCTCCTTGTTGCTAAGTGGTCCCTCAACCACGATGACATCATGCAACATATTATTTGATAAAACAACAAAAAAACGACCGTCAGGTAATTGCGCGGATTGGCCCTTGTCGCGATGTCAGAGCGGCATTTCAGCGACTTTGAGCTAAAAACAAAAAAAAAGCCGCCCCTGCCGGGGCGGCTAACTAACTGTAATAATTAAATTATTTAGTGGTTGCGGGGGTAGGATTTGAACCTACGACCTTCAGGTTATGAGCCTGACAACATGCCAAATAAAGTCTAACTATTACAGCCACTTAGCTTTGATATCAAAGCCCTGGCAGGTATAGACAGACCTTAATGGGTTAGGATGAACCTAGCAAGGTTTAAAATGGGAGCGACTTTTCAGCGACTTTTCTTGAATTACCTGACGGTCGTTTTTGTCGTCACAAAAAGCAACACCCTGGCAGCAATCGCCGTCGGTGATGGACTTGCAGTCGGCACACTGATAATGGCCGTGGACGAACACCATCGGCCTACGGCTGCCGCACTTGACGCACTGGCTCACTTCTTGAGCTTCCCTGCAATCTTCTCACCCGACCGTCCGACCACATAGCCGCCGACGCCGATTGATAGCAGGGTCCAAAGTTCGTCGGGCAAGGGTATCGACAACGGAATTTGATTCCCCGTCCACAGTGTCACCGCCAATTCGGTTAGCGGTGCCAGTAGGAAATTCCAGGCCACGATGGCGGTGATTGTCAGCATTAAAATTGGCCGCCACGTCGCCGTGATCTTATGCTCGGATTTTGCCTCGGCGATGACGACGCTGGCGGCGGCCTTTTCGATTTCCGCCGTGTTCGCCATCATTGCCATGTTCAATTCGCGCTCAATTTCTTGCGCTTTATTTTTGTCGGCGGGCAATACCCGACCGACGACATCTTTGACGATAGGCCCGAGGACTGGAAGCAGGGCGCCGATCATTAGTCGATGTCCGAGAAAAATTTGTGGTTGCCGATCATGGCGACCGGCTCTTTGCCCTCAGACCAATCTGGCTGCACGGCCTTGGTATGATAATGACATGACCCCATCGTCGGGTCGTCTTCGGCGACAAGTGCCTCGGAGACGGCCTTGAGTGCGGCGACATATTCGGGATGCGTTTTGTCCAGCCCAATTAGTTTTTCGCGGTTGGGGTCATTCTCATTCCAGCATGAAAACTGCCAGGGCTTTTGACAGACCGTTTCAAGCGTATCGCCCCACCAGCCGCCTTTCGCCGCACGGTTGATAATGACGTGGGCGACGGCCCTCATGCCGTGTTCGCCTTCTCCACGCGCCTCGGCCCAAACGGTGCGGGCAGCAATATCCAGGTCGTCGCTGGTTACATTGTCGGTCGCCATTAACTCCATCCTTTCTTGATTAAATACTGCACCTCGTCAATCGTGAGCCGCACGGTTTCGGACGATGACTCTGTCGTCATGGAAATGATGAACGGCTTCGCCAGGTGACTGTCTTTACTAAACGCGACGGTCGGCTTATCGACATAACGATGCGCCTTCATATTTTCCGGCATGATTCCTCCCACGTCTGTCGCTCGTCAGACTCCATCAAGGCGTGTTCAAAAATGTGTGTAGTCATGCAGGTGATTTCGCTTATGGGGCGGAAGACGACTTTGCGGACATCCAATGCCGCCAGGGCGACGATGTCGCATCTATCGGCCCGCATGACGCGCTTCTTGGTGTTCCCTTGGCACGTCTTCCAAGTGTAGCAGCGCCGGTCGCGCTGACGCGCCCGCGTCGATTTAACTTCGACCCTAATCCACTTATTGTCGTGGCGGGCAAGAATGTCGAAGCCGACTTTGTTGACGACGTTGCAATCGACGCCAAACCCCGCAAGCACTGCCGCCGTCAGGAAATCGCCAGACTGTCCGATCTGAACATTAGTCTGGCCCTTAGTTATACTTTCGTCGGGAGCCAATTCACCACGTCCTTAGTGCGGACCTCGCCGTTGCGCTTAACGCACTCGTCGGCATCGACCATCGTCAAAACCGTTGTATCGGGATTTCTATTTATGTTTGCGCGGCGGCTGTGGAACATATGGACACGGTGTGCGGTGAAGTTTGTCGGCGGGTCTGCCGAATTGAATGCCTTGAGGAAATTGTCTTTGTCTGCGCCCGACAGGATTATTTCTTTTAAATCTTTAAACCGAGACTTAAGCGTGTCTTGGACTTTACCAATCGTCAACGCGCACTCCCGTTCCGGCTTCGGCGTCGCTTCGGCGGCCTGGGCGGGCGGCGCCGCTTGGCATCCAGACAACAAAAACGCCGCCACGACGGCGGCGATGGCGGCGGCTTGGAGGGGGGTCATTTGTTGCGCCACTCTCGCCAAGCGATGCGGGCGCGGATCACCACTATAATAAGAGTAACGCACACGATGCCGAATTGCATTGTCTCTTGGACCGTGTGCAGCCAAAGCGGGAGACTGAGCGCGGGCGCCGCGACGGCGGCGTCGATGGCAATGCGTTCCTTCATTTCTCCAGCCTCGCTATCGTCTTTTCAATGTGACTGAGCCGCTGCATGGTCGCGCCAATCTCGCGGTTACGACGCTCCATCGTGTCGGGACTGAGCATCCCCGCCAGAATGTTAATCCGGTGTTCGTTCTTCCCAATCGTGTTTTCAATACCGTCGACGCGAGTGTCGTAAGCCCGCATCCGCGTCTCGATGTCTTTAAGCATCTCGGTCAGGCGTTGGATTTGCGATTTTGCCACGGCTGCCGCCCCCGCCATCGACACGACGATGCCGCCGAGCGTGACCAGAAGTTTTATGTCAACTGCGCCGTCCATCATCTACATACCGCCTCTACGCACCGATTCGCCCAAACGTAATAACCGATCGTTACCGCGACGGCGGCGATGCCGACAAGTTGCGCCAGGATGATTGACCATTTCTTCAGAAACGCCATCCGCGCTTCATGTTCTTTTTTCTTCGCCGCCGCTATTTCTTTGGCTTGCTTTTCGCGCTTCGCCTTGCGCTCGGTCCTGATTTTTTTAATTTCATCGACCGTGCCTTTGCCATACTTGCGGTCGATCTCGCGGTATAAATTTTCGAGGGCGATGGCGTTGTTGCGAGACGTAATCACCTCATCGGCGATTTCACTAAATGAGTCAGTCTCGCCCTGGTCGTGGGCGCGTTGCTGGAGAATTTGTTGTTGGCGTGTTTTGGGCTTTTTGGCGGCGTGGGTTTCTGCCGCTTCCTCGTGCGCCATCAGGGAATCGATTCCCTTATACGCGGCTTTCAGATCACCGGCAGTGTCGATAATTTTCTTGGCGGCTCCGATGGCGAGAGCGAGAGATGCTGGGTCCATTTCGCACCTTTCTTCTTTCTGTCTGCCGCGCACGGCGGCGCCAGTACGCCGCCTCGGTTGCTTGTTGCTTTAACGATAGGGGATAGTAGACGCTGCCGACTCGGATCAGTCTTGTAGTTCCGGCCAATCGTACAGGATGCCCGACTTATTGCCGTCGGCGTCAGAGGTTACAAAAAGAGCCTCAATGGCGGCCATGTCGGCGGCGCCGTCAATCGCTTCCTCCATCGCCGTGGCTTTTGCGCGGATTGCGTCGCGCCACGTCTTGATGTTGGCCGGGACTGCCGTCGAGACATCGGCCTCGCGGACGATGGCCCAATCAGTCTGGGCGAGGTGCGACGCTTGTTGCTCTTTGACTTTACTCTTGAGTTGCGATTTGACGCCGGGTTGCACCACCTGCTTTCCGGTGCGGGGGTCCATTACCGCGTTGCCGTCCTTGTCGGTGACATTAATGTCGTCGAGCGGCTTGGCCGTGGCGTTGACGCTGCCGTCGGCGTTGTTGCTGGCGTTGTAGAGGTCGCCACGGGGGAGCGGCTGCATCACAACCTCGGTAATGCCCTTGGCGCTTTTCTCGTCTGCCGACCACAGATTCCAGTTGCCGGGGTGTTGGATGCCGTCGGCGTCAGTCCACCCGCGACCGGGACGAATCGTTTTATCACCGACCTTGAAGATCGAAGTCATGTCTTTTCTCCGTTGTTAAGTAGAATTATCGTGCGCGGGCTTGCGCTACACCGTCACCGCCGAATGGATGCTCTGCGAATGCTAGATAAATGATTGTATCTTCATTAGTCATGTTAGAGTTGTTACGCTGCTTAAATCCATTTGCGGTAAAATCTAGCGGCAATCCAGTTGCGCCTGTATCACTAGTAGCGGTATTGGTAGAAAGATACCCATCTACAGGGTTAAATGGGCTTCGTACAGAATCCATCAAAACCCAATTTTCAGAGTCATTTATGTTTTTCATAAGTAACCATGCTGGTCTAAATCCAGATGCGCCATCATCGACAACTACATAGGTTCCGTCAGCATCATTATTTCCTGTATAGCTTCCGCAAGCAATTAGTCCCGGAGTTTTTGCAAAACAATACGCAATATATGCGGCATCATTGTCTGTATCAGAACCAATAGTAAATACAGATGACCCTGGTACAGTATTATTCCAAGCACCTGATCCAGCACTTGCTGCGAGAGTGAGATTTAAAAATAAATTATTTGTCCAACCAATATCGTCACTACCAACTCTCCAATTTGTATCTCCTACATTTTCTAATGCTTTAAGAATAATAAAGTTTGGTGTGCGTGAAAGGCCATGACCTACAGTATCACCGGGCGAACCACCGCTTCCGGGGTCGTACTTGACAATTGAAAACCCGCCATGACTAGCTACAGATACAGTTGATGCAATGTCACCATCCGAATTACTAGAACCAGAGCCACCAGCCTTCATGCAAAAAGCTACCATTGTCTGACCAGAAATGTTCACATAACTACCGCTGTCTGACCCTACTGAAAATCCTTCATCCCGAAATCCTGTGACGCTTGTTGATTCAGCAGATTGGGCTACAGCCGCATTTGACCAAAGAATATTTGCCTCACCTCTAACCCTATCAATCCAGTTAAAGTTTGCGGTTGATGTTCGTGATTTAATAATTAAAAGGTCAGGTGAAAATCCAACTGTGTCGATATTCTGTGCGCTGCCTGTGCCAGAAAAGAGGACTGTCTTAAAGAAATCACTTGGCTTGGTCACAGTCGGCGCTGGAAGATTGGCTGTAGTCCACGGCAGGAATCCTGATGGTGCGCTTCCTGTCCATTCCCCTGGATTAAAAAAGAATTTACAATCGTTAGCTTGGGCATGAGCAAAAATGTAAGGAAACAATCTTGTTCCAGCCGTGAATGTAAATGTCGGAGAACCTGTGCTAAAAGAAATATCGGAGCCATCAGAACCGCTGTAATATGTGTCATGTGTGACACTACCTAGCCAAATTTTGCCAGCGTCAAAGTCTACAGCGATTTTGCAAATATCATTAGCTGCCGCTGTATCGTTTGTGTCCTGACGTGCAGCGCCACCAGACGCTTGACCTGTTTTCGTTACTTTCCAAGCATGAGAACCTGTACCATAGTTCTCTAGATAATACCCTTCAACTTCATATCCAGCATTGCCCCCACCTTCGTTTCCATTTGTCTCGCCTTCCGCAAACAGGCCAACATCAAAACCATTGTTTGCTGTTATTAATTTAAACTCAAAATAGAACTTTCCTGCATCTGCACCAAATGTTCCGTAACACTGTTGATTATTGCTGCCATCATTAGCCCTTGCCCATCTTGTATTGCCTTCGCTGATGGTTGCGGTAGTCGCACCACCGGAACTCTTAGTAAGAGGGTTTAGCGTTGCGTAGTTTCCAAAGTTATCTGAATCCGTTAGAGTGTCGTTAACATTGGTAATAGTACCGCCCTTAGTAAAGTTCTGAGAGTTACCGCTGCTGTCTGTGCCATTGGTAAACGCTGTTCCACCTTCAATTAGAAAGCCTGTAGTTCCAAAACTTTTTCCAGAGACATCAAGAACGGTCCAATTTCCATTTTCGTCGTATTTACCAAATTCATCCGTAACGGGATCAGTCATTGTCAGGCCGTCGTAAGAAGCGGCGCGGGCAAAATAATCAGAGCTATAAGTGGTAGAGGAATGGCCTATTTGATGTTCTTGAGAACCTGTGTTCCACTTAGTGTCTAAGTTTTGAGTAGGGTAGGTAGTGACTGCCCAAGTTAATTCAACGCCGTTCAACCATGCCTTTACACGATTTGTGTCAGTTCCTTGTGTCGTATCAATTGCAACAATTAAATGATACCATGCGGAAAAGTCTCGCAACTTAGCGTCACTTTTTAGTTCGATTCGATTGTTGGGATGTAGATAATCTTGAATATAAACCTGATCAGAACTCAGATAAAAATAGAACGTGTCTGTGCCCGATGAAAACGCCGTTAGAAAACTTGACGCTGAACCACCTCTTTTAAAAGCAACTTCAAGAATAAAAGTTTTTCTGTTCCCTGCTGAACTAATGGTTCTTGTTAATTTGCCGTCGGTGCCATTAAACGAACCAGAGCCTTCGATAACGTAACCGCCGCCGCCCTGGCCGGACGCGCCGATAAGAACATTTTGATGGACGGGCATGACCGTAAATCCTTATGAGTAATTCGCAGTGAAAACGGCGTGAATCGAAGTCGTGGACCGGACAACGTAATCAATGCGGTCAACACTCGCCGCCGTGGTCGTCAGGGTCGGCGCCGTACCGGCGGCAAAATCCCAATACGAACCGAATGAAAGCGTCCGGCTGCCAGTGCCGTCTTGGACGACAAAGATCGAACCAGATTGACCCGCCGTTAAGTTTGTTGGGTTTGCGAGAGTGCGATTGCCCCCCAACGTCACAACGTAGTTATTCGACGCCGCAAAGTCGGGCGTGATTGTCGCGCCGTCGGTCAACGTCGTAATCGTCGCACGTTGCGCCGCCGTAAAGGTTTGCGCCGTGTCGGTCAATGCGTTCTGCGCGTCATAGGCTTGGACATCGGTGCCGATTACAAGCCCGAGGTTTGTCCTGGCCGTCGAGGCGTCACTGGCGCCCGTACCGCCGTCGGCGACGGCGAGGTCGGTGATGCCCGTGATGCTGCCGCCGTCAATGTTAATTGACGCCAGGGCCGTCGTACCGGAGACCACGTCGGCAGTATGGGCCATAAGTTCGCGGATCGCGTTATTTATGCCACTGGGTGGGCAACCCTCATCTATATTAATAGAATCTATGTCGGTATTGCTGGCGCTTGTAGCGCTGTAGTCGTTCCAAGATGTTTTAGCCATGATTTCCTCTATTGCATGATGTTACTGAGAAGCCCCTGGGCGCGGCTGCCAAGTAAATTCCCGACGCCCATCGGATTGATTGCACGACTAGCAATTCCTGTCGGCACATCGGCCCCGATTGTTTGTAGAACTTGCTTGACGCCAGTGGGGGTTTCTAATTGCCGCAAAATGCGAGACACGCCCGCCGGGTCAGTAGTCGTGAAGACTTGCGCCAACCTGTTTGCAGCGTTTCTCAGTTGTTCGTCAGTAAGGTCTTGGGCGTTCCGGCGCAGCAACCCAATGACTATGTCGGGGATGCCCCGCGCCGTGGGGATTTGCCGGGCGGCGCCTTCTCTTAATGCGGCAATGGCCTCAGTTCTAGCCGCCGTTTGAGAATTGCCCATCACCGTGGACGATGAAGTTTTCATATCAATCTCTCGCGTGAGATTCCGCATAAATTTATTGAATTGGGCGGCTCCTCTATTGCCCGGCTCAAAAGTAAGCCGGATCAAATCTTTGTTGCGCTGCCTTTTAATTAAGTTCCGCGCAATGTTGGCCGTCTCAATATCGCCCTCAACCCGGTCCATAAGATTTTGCATGGCACCGACGCGAAACGCTTCTTTTTCGCTTTTGCTCATACGACCAATGTCGTCGGCCAACTCATCTGGGTCGGCCCGCAAGAAATTACGCCCGTTCTTCATCGCATCAAGCGCCGACGTGGCCCCAGCCCAATAATTTCGCGCCATCTTGTAGCCTGGATTACGGGCGTCCATAAAATCGAGTAACTTAGCCCGCGTCGCCTTGATTGCGCCTAGCTCGGTTGATCCGATGCCGCTCGTCGGCGACCGGCCTGTGAAGACTTTGTCGTCCAGCCCCATTTTTATGTAGTGCATGAGTTGAGTTTGGATTTCTTTGACCGGCTTACCTTTTTGAGTAACCAGACGGAAAACTCCGTCTCGTTCAATTACGCGAATCGGCGGTAAGTTGATGCCTTCCTCTCGTGCTATTTCGTACCCTTTTCTAAGGGCGCTACGAACACTGCCCCTTTGAAATAAAGAGATGACTTCACTATTAACGGGCAACATCTTTTTGTTTGCCCGCTGATATAACTTGCCGCCCAGGCGCGACCGGCGCTCAGTCATCGACTTAAACTCTGGGAAAAACCGGGCGCGTTTCCCAAATGCTTTCTGCAAGTCTCCCGAAATCCGCTTCACAGCATCAAGGTCACGTCGCTGCAAAAAATCTCCAACCGTCTTGCGGGCGTTACTGCCGACATTGCCAACAATGCGGGCCGCGTCGGTGAGGCCGCGAGAGTTTGGTCCCATATCGACAAGCGACATGGGCTTGCCCGCCGCCCGCGATGCTTGCAACGCCCTTCCGGCCTGTCGCAGTGATCCGGCGTCGGCCTCGATTGCTGACCGCGCCATTTGGTCGGCCTGATTGACGCCTTGTTGCGCTGCACCGGGTTTAAAGATGCCACGGTATGCTTTTCCGGCACCTCTCCCAGCAAGAGTTGTAAGGGGGCTGGCAACAAATCCAGTTCCGCCGCCGACCACTGCGCCTTGGAGACGATTACCGTCGTCCGCCGCACCCGTGCCGCTGAGTGCGCCCGACGCCAGACCAGTTAGAGCAACCCGCCCCAGATTGGCTTGGCCGCCGCCGGGAATTAGGGCGGCGGGCAGCATCGCCCCGCCCATTTCATAACCAAATGCCTTGACCGGGTCGGTCTTGCGGTATTGCCGCAATGATCGACGCTCTAACTCGGTGCTAACATCTCCGGCAGATAATGGCGGCTGGTCTTCCGACGCTCTAAATTTATTTATTAAGCCCGTCAGTTCATCATTACTGCCAAGTACATCTTGGACAAAACCAATGACTTCGTCAGAAAAATTAAAAGTTAAACCCGCCGCAAACGCCGACGGGCCGCCCTCAAGAACGGGACCACTTTGCAGTAATTCTAAAAGTCTCGCACCGTCTTTGCCTAAACCGTCGGGGGATTTTGATTGTTCTAATAAACCAGATTCTAGCTCATCGAGGGATTTTTGAGCGCTCATTGCGACGCTCCGCTGTTTTTATTGCCAGAGAAAAACGCGCCGATTCTTTGCCTTCTAGTCGGCCCGGCACTCGACGTGGGGCGTGGTTGTGCGAAGCTACTTTCTAACGCCCTCAACTTACGACTAAACTTTTTAGTGTACTCAAACGGGTTAGTTTCTAATAAGTCGGCGTTGTCTTCAAAAAACTTCATTCTGAGCCTTGCCCTCGCCTCTACACGGCGTTGCTTCTCGACTAAAGCGTTTAGCAATCTGATGTTCCCCGCCTTAGTCTTTGACAACTCCGCTTGCCCTTGGATAACAAAATCCAAATCTTTATCGGTGGGGTTGACGCCAAGCGTCTTGACTAACGGCAAGGTCATACGGGTGGCAATCGCCTGGAACAATTCTGCTCCGCTCAAATCTGCGGCCTCATTCAAGCCAAGACGTTTGGCAAATTTCTGACCCTCAAGAATCATATTTTGCCCGAACCCGGTTTCGACTCCCCCTTCTTTTAAGAGGCCCAAAAGTTGTTGGGCGTCATTTTTTAATCCCACTGCCGTCGAGAGAGTCTCTTGCGCTTCCGACCAAGCATCGATTTGTTTTTCGCCAAGTGTCGTCCCAAGCTTGCCGCTCATGTTAAAAACAGTGTGCGGTGGGGCGTTGTAAGGGCGCACTGCGACGCCTTGCTGTTGCAGTCCGGCAATCTGTGTCCCCGACAGAACTTGCGGCACAAATGTACCGTCTTGTTGCCTTACCTCGACATTCCGATAAGTGGGCTTTCGATACTTGTACTGGTTCGCAATTACATTTCCCGCCATTGACAAACCAGCCGACGGGTCTGCCGCGCCTACATTGCGGATAAACGGTTGGATCGCTGTCGGGATGCCTGACATCATTTTTGGATCAGCGAACAAAGCCTTGAGGTCTTTTTGCTTTTGCAATTCTTTCGCCATCATGCCGCGCTGCAACGCCGTGTTCAGACCTTGGCGGTAGGTGTTCAACGGCCCCGCCAAATCAATCGGCGGCGGCGTCGGCGTCAACCGTGGGGCGCCACGGTTGGCAAACTGCGACCCGAGTTGCAGTAAGCCCATCAGGGCCGCGTCTTGTTTGTCGGCGGGGGAAATCAGGGCGTCAAGTAGGCTCATGGGAAAAGCCCTCCAAGGAAGTTAAATAGACCCGCGTCGCCCGCCAATTTGGCGCCCCCCGCCAGCGTCGCAATGTTGCCGATGGCGGCCGATGTCGGGTCGGCGTAAATCGGCTGAGACGATGTTGATCCCATCGTGCCGCCTCTCAGTGCCGCGAGAAGATTGGCAAGGCGCGTCTGTGGCTCTTGCTGCTCAAAATTGTATTTGTCGATATCACTAGCCAGCGCCTCGCCGGTCTTCGCCTCACGCATAGCGCCGAAGTTCAATAGTTGGCCGATGTCGGTGTAGTCTTGCGCGGCCAGTGTCGGCGCCATTGCCGCCGCGCCGATCCGGTTTGCAAAGTCTTGTTGTGCCAAACCGCCGATGGCGTTCTGCGCCGCGAGTTGGTTTTGTCGCTCGGTCGCGTAGTTTTGCGCGTAGACCGGCGCCAGGGCGCTCGTCATTGCGCCCATGTTGGCGCCAGAGCCGAGCCGCCCGAATTGAGAAAACTGGCCTTGGACTTGGTCAATGGCGGGCTGCATCGCCGCGCTGAGATACGGATTGTTGCCAGACAGGAAATCGCCCTGCGCCGTGGACATCAGCATATTTGCCGCCGGGTTTGTGAAGCCGCCGCCGATAGCCGTGTTCGTAAAATCTTGTGCCGACGATACGAGGGGGCTGCCGCCGGTCGCCCGCGCCTCGCCCATCTCAATGGCGCCCATCGTCGTCGGACTAAAATCGACATACGTTTGGTTAGGATAATATTGAAGTGGCTTTCCGCCAATATCGACCGCCGTATTGATCGCGTCTTTTAACGGCCCCTCAATGTAGGATGGCGGCGCGTTGCTGGTTGTCGCAACCGACACGGGGCTAGGCTTGCTGCCGAACAGATCACCCAAAAAACTCATATTAAATTTCCTTCATTAAAATGACGCCCGCCTCGCGATACCCCGGCAGCGCCTTTTGCCAGCCGCGTCGCCCCACAATGGAAACGCGGCTAATCCCTTTGGCCTTGGCCGCCGTCTCTATCGACGCCGACATCTCGGCCAGTTCTTCCAATTCACCACCCGCCAGCCAGAAGTGCAGAAGCCGCCCGGTCGGCGTGTCAATTTCTTGCGTGACGATTGCACTGTCTTCGCCGACGAACAGCGCGGCAGTGCCTTCCTTAATCATGCGCCGCACGTCGCTCGGCGCGTGTGTGTTCCCGCAATTTACAAGCGCGGCCAGGATATGCGGCTCGGCCTTATCCCAATTATCCAATGACGACATAGTCAAATGACCGCGTCGTCGTCGCGCTTGAGTGCGTGATCGTGAATGTATTTTTCGCTCGGGCGCTGACATACATGCCGCCCGCCGCCAACTCCGTCGCACCGTCTGCCGTCGTTGGCATAAATAAGACGACACTCTCGGGGCCGACGCGGTAGTCGGTGACGGCAGTTGATGTCGCACTATTAGTCAGTGTGACACTTGCGGTCGCGTTCATCTTTCCCGCGAGAATGTTATTGACGACCTCACTCGTCTCGCGTGAGTCCGCAAAGGGCGACAGGGCGCGAAAACTCGTTGTCGGCATTAACGTAGTCCCGATTGCTGTAGGTCAACATCGACGCCCTGCAACAAATCATAGTCGCCGCTCGTTGATATTCTGACCCGATGAAACGCGCCCGACGACCTGACGGGGCAGTAACCGTCCGCGTTAATCGACGACGCCGATCCAAATGTCGGTTGGTCAATCTGCCGCGACCGGGAGCCAATGGCTGCCGTGATTGTCGGCGATTGTCCCGACTTGCTTGACGTATAGGGAAGCACGTTATTGACCAGTGCGCGTCGGCCTGGGGCGGGAGAAAACTCGCCCGTCTCGACTGTGGCGTTGAGACAATCCCCCGTAAACCCTTGAACCTTTTTGTCTTTGGCGCCCGCAAAGAAGAACGTGCCGCCTTGGTAAATAGTGTCGTCGAGCGAGGCGGGCAGCGTGTCGATATTGGTCGTGATGTTGTCGAGTTGCTCTAGCGAATAACCCGCCGTGAATAATTGCGCGATGGCCGTCGTCGCTTGCTCGGCGTAACTCCAACGATTGAGATGGTAATTATATATAAGTATCTCGTCGTTCTCGCCGTCACCGCTATTGAGGCTCGGGTAAGCCCAAATCACATTTTGGTTGATTGGATCGACCCCGCTAACGACGTTATCCCGGTTTGCCGATTGGAAACGGTCGAGGAACCAGCGATTAATTTTTTGTGCGCCGATTGGGACGACTTCATTCCCGCGCAACAAATAGAACCCGTCGTCGCTTAAGAAGAACACCATCGACGGACCGACGCTGGCGACAGAACCGGGAACCGCGCAACCGCGCTCATTTGTCAACTTGTCAACCTGATAGATCAGCGGAGCGCCGACAAAGGACAAGCGCACAATTGATTTCTCAAATAAAGCGATGCCGTATTCGCCGCCAACTAGGCCCGTGCAGTTGCCCGCGTCGGCCACGTCTTGATAGTCCGAAAGCGCCGTTCCTGGCGTCCAGCTTGTGTGACTATTAATCCCGCTCCACCAGATGCGATAGGGCTTATTGCCGTCGGTAGAGTCGTGCGTATTAGCGACCATCACTTGATCGCGGACGACTGTAATAAAATGCGCCCGTGGCGGCGTCCCACTGAGATCGGCAAATGCGCTGCCACTAGCGACCGTATTGGTCTGCATGGCGTCGCTGAAATTCGTCGCAATAATCGCCTCGCCAAATTGAGCGAAGCGCCACGCCTTACCCGCCGCCGACGAGTAGCCGCCGCCCTTGCTCAAATCGGTCAGCGCACTCGTCGAGGCGTTCATTTTGTAGAGTTTCGCACTGTCGCCGACATAAAGCGCCGCATTGCCGTCGTCGTCTTTACCGGCGAACATGCCGCGAATCTTATTTGTTGCCGCGCCCGACAGTGCCGAGAGTTGGCGGAAACAGCGATACCCCTGCATCGCCGCGACCACGTTTTTAGCCTCAGTCGCCCCGGCGTTATTCAACGCGGGTTGATCCGGCAGCCATTCGCCAAATGTTATCATGCCGCCAAGCTCCAAGTTTCATTGCCGCTGGATACTTGCGTCCAAGTCTCCCCGCCGGCCGATACCTCCGACCACGTCGCCCCGCCGGCCGATACCTCCGACCACGCCTCGCCAAGTTTCTCATTGTCTGCCGCGACTGTGAGGGCCATTGCCGCCGTGCCGCTGGCACCGGCAACAAGTGCCGCCGTGGCGCTTGCTGTAATCGCAAACGACGCACTCGCCGCGCCGTCGTAAACCATCAGCGCCGACGGTGAGTTGACCGTCACCGCAATCGCTGCGCTGCCGCTGACGCTTTCAATCAGATCGAAACTCGCCGACGCCGTGACCGCGACCGCCGCCGTGGCACTTGCCGATTGGACCCGCGACGCCGAGGCGCTTACCGTCACCGCGACCGCCGCCGTACCGCTGGCCGAAAGTGTGACGCCCGGCGTCGCCGTCGCCGTCACGGTGATGGCGGCGGGAGTGCCGAAACTCGTCAGACTGTCGAGTGACGTACTAAGCGCGTCGATGCTGCTCGAAAGCGCGTCAAGTTGTTCAAGCGTCGGATTGTTGCGGTAGTTTGCAACTTCCCGAATTGCCGCCGTGTCCCAGATCGAATTGTCGAGCGAATAAGGAAGTGCGTCGATGCTCGACGACCAACTGTCTAATTGGTCGAGATTTGGGCCGACGACTTCGACCATGTTAGGCCGCCGTCACCGTCAGGTCGCCGCTGTTAACGCGGAGAACGTCGCCGCTGGCAATCGTCTTCGACGACGCAAACGCGCCGTGGATCAGAAGGTTGCCGCTAGAGCTTGCGTCGAACAAACCCCAATGCGACACGGCGCCCCACGACCCGGTCGCCGTCGGGAATGTGACAGTCGCGTTGGTCGCCGCACTTGCGCTTGACGCCGCCGCGAATGTTATTGCCTGACGTGCGTATCCGCTGCCGCTCAATTCGGTGCCGGAGTTGTCGTCGCTGAAACTGCCCGTGGACAATCCGATGTAGACATTCGACGGCATGGTATAGGCGCCCGTGCCGAGAATGTGGTCGAGAACTTCATTCTCCAAATAATCGCTCATGGCGCTCATGTGACTTCTCCGTAGTCGCTGGATACTGTTAATGTACCGCCGCCGTAGATTGCGCGTTCTTCGTCGGCCTTTATTTCAGAAATTGCGCGAGTAAATAAAGTGTCGTGCTTCGCTTGGCGCGTCTCATCCATCAGGTAGCCGAAGGCTTCCGCCAGGGCGCCATGCAGATATGCGTCGGGGTGACGCTGTAGAATCGTGTTCGTCGCCGTGTCGCCGTCCAGGGCATCAATGTCGGCAACGTAAGCGATCTCTGCCGTGTAGGTCGTGTCCGGCGTGGGACGTAAATAAATCTCAGTGCCAAGAATAGAATAGGCGACCGGCTTGCCGGTTCCGGCACTGGGATACTTTTGGTCAATGGCGTTGGGCGTGTAGTAGATCAGAGTTGTCGTCGGTGACGTATTCAGCCGCACTTGCCGGATGCGCCGCATATCGGTTGGCAGTGACACATAGGCGTCGTCTGCCGCCAGCGTCGCCGTGACGCGCTTTTCTTGACTGCGCGTCTCCAACTCGCGGTTCATCCGTGCCTCGGCCATCGTAATGAACTCGGGCGACCGACCGGCGAGATCAGTTCGCGCCAGCCAATTGTCGACCGCCGTCTGCAATTCCGTATACGTCGAGATCGCCATCAGACTGTGCCGCCAATGGTCTTGAACGCACTATTTTCGGGGTCGTTCAACCACCGTTTCCATGCCTTCAAATTATGCTTGGGGTCGCCCAATTTTTTGACAAGCTCGTAATACAGAACACTTGGAATCTCGGCGACCTTTTGCTGGTGCCGTTGGGTGTTTCCAATCAAGTTCCCGTAACGCCAATCATTTGCGAGGCGCTTGTTTGCCTCAATAATCGGATCGACCGTCTGCTCAGTGACGACGGTCTTCTCGTCGCCATTGAAGTGCATATAAGTCTGCTTGCCGGGGGCTTCGGAAAGTTTGAGTTTCATTGACACCTCTTAAAAGTTTGGGGAGAGCCGAAGCCCTCCCCTCGCTTTTCCGATATTATGACGTGGAGAGATCGAACACTGCGGCGTGAGCCTTTGGTGCTTTGACGATCAGAGTCCACTCACTGACGATTGCGAACTTAGTCGCATCACCAGTGGCGGCCACGTCGCTGACCGAGAACATACGACCGGGAAGATGGCCGATGCTGTAGTAGTCGGAGTCGATCAACAGGATTTCCGTATTCGTGGCCTGACGATCAATGACGACGTTGAGGGTGCCGAACTTTCAGTTCTTTGCGAGGCTCTTTATCCTCGCTCCCGGCTTTAACCGGGTGGCGGACTATATCATCACCCTTGAGGGTGCTGCGCGCTCGTGGGCCTTCATCGTCCGGTCGGGACTGTGTGACCTAGTCTCTGAACCTTCCAACCATTCCTGGCTGGCTTGGATGCTGATTACCTTGCCTTTCGGTTTAGGCTTCCAGCAATTCACGCAGTTTTATACGGACCTCGGCTTAGTGAATTTGATCCGTAAGGTACATCGACACGCTCCCGATGATGATTGCATCGGTTGGCGCGTTTGCCGTCATGTGCAACTGGTTCGTCACTGCGCTGCCCGAGGACAGATCAGAGAACGCAACCTTGTTGGCTGGCGAGACGACAAGCATATCCGGCTGGCCGCCGTCAGTATAAGCCGCCTTCATTGCGTCGTCGATGTCGGCCAACGCCAGGGCGTCGTTTGTGCCGGACATCGTTGCCGCGTCGGAACCGTCGCCAGTGGCGGCGGAAGAACCGGACTCGACCACGACGTTGGTGATCCATGAAAGGAACTTTGCGGCCTTACGCGGATCAGAAGCCGAGCGGGCTTCGTTCTTGAACAGGGACTTTTCAATGTCGCGGCGTTGCTCAATGCCCTTGAGGACTTTGACGTAAGCCGTTTCCTTGTCACGACCGGCCTTGTCAACCACGTCCAAGGTGTTCGATACGGACGCGGCTTGCACCGAGATTTGGTGGTAGTTGCCGAGTCTGGTCGTTACCGTCGGATTGACGTAGGAATAGTCGGCGCCCTCATTGACGTAGTTATCGTCTGCAGCCGCCGTCAATTCCTGAACTTGGAACTCGTGAAATATTCCCTTCGTCGTCTCTTTTGCAGCGTTGCTGAAAAGAGGCGTTTCGTCGGGGTCGATCCGACTAATGACATCGGAGAGGTCTTCACGCTCACCGATGGCTGTGCTTGATGTATAAGTAGCCAATGTGGCCTCCTATTTTTGGAGAAGGTAATTAACGGCGGCATCCATTGCGCCGCGTCCCTTCTTTTTGCTGATGCTAGCGAGGGCGTCACGCCGTCGCCGCTGGTTGGATTGCTTCGTTGATTTTGGTTGACCAGACTTTGTCATCTTTGGGGCCGATTTTGCCTTCTTGGTTGCCACGGGTTTTTTCTCCATCAACTCGTCGTAGAGCATTGCTTTCCGAAGTACGTTGACGGCGCGGGCGTCCGAGAGGCGTTGCAGTTCGTCGGAGCTATATCCCTGTCGCTGGGCGTAGGTGACGACGGCAGTCTTTTCCTTTGCCGCACGTTCCTGATCCAGCCACTCGGGAATCAGTTCGTTCATGCGTTCATTTTCTCGAATGAGATGCTCTTGAGCCTCACGCTGCATCTGCACTTGATGCTCTTGCTGAACGCGCTGCTTTTCGACTTCGACTTGTGCGAGGGCGTCTTTGCGGTCTCTCGCTAAGTCTTTTTGCCGCGTGTACTCAAAGGGGTCTTCACTATAAAGATTGTCCCAATATTCTTGAGGCGGCTCTTGTTGACCTAAAGCCTGCTCCAAAACTTGAAGCTGGTCGGCGTACCGTTGCCGGTCTGCCTTGACCGCATCCAGTTCCGCCTCGGCAACCTTGCGTTGCTCGGCGACTTGCTGGGTCTTGCGGGTGTAGTCTGACTGCCGCATGTAAGAGTTGATAAGCTCGTCTTGCGGCACGTCGATTTCCTCATCGCCCACTCGGACGCGGAAAGTTTGTTCGACGTTTTCGACTACGTCTTCCGAATCTGTCTCATCATCTGCCTCAGTTTCGTCGGTATCGACTTCCTCGGCATCGTCTTCGACTGCTTCGGTTTCGACCTCCACCTCGTCGGCTTCGGTGATTTCCGGCTCGGAAACTATTTCCTCTGCCGGTTGCTCCTCAACTGTCTCAGCGTTATCCGTTTCCGGCGTTGGTTCAGTTAGAAGTAAATTGACGGCATCCGCCGCCGAGATCGCAGAAGTCCCGTCACGGGCTACTTCGGCCATGTTAAATCTCCAAAATTTTAAGGTTCGACTGCCCTATACGGGCTTGGTCATTCCGCGAAATGCGGAATTAGTGGACGGCGCCGCCGCCTTCCTCACCAGCGAGTTTGCCCGTGTTCATCACGGACTCGATATTGGTGCGGATGTCGTCGAGGACGTTGATCGCGACAAATAATCTTTCGCGGGTGTCAACGTCGTCCGTCGCTGTATGCTTCCAAGCATTGTAATAGTGGTCGTGCAGAAATTGAAACGCCTCGTCAAAGACGGGATTACGCAAGACCTCGGCGGCCTTGTTGCCCCTTACGATTTCGTCCTCAATGCGCGACATCTACTGCCTCGGAATGTTGGTTGAAATGTCGACGCCGCTGGCGGCCTCAAGGCCGCGCAACTGCGCCTCATATTGCATTTCTTGCTGCCGAAGCTCGAACTTCATTTGCAACTCGGCCATTTCAGTTTCGCGTTTCAACTCAAGCTCGGCCTTGGCCTTCTCGCGTTCAATCTGAATCTCGGCCTCGGCCTTCGCCTTCTCCAACTGCAAGGCTTGCTGAATGGCTTGATCGTTGCCGCCCTCTTGCGCCATTTGCATCTTGGCCTCAAATTTCTGCTTCACGTCGGGCGGCAGATTATTCGGGTCGAGGAAGAAATCGGCGCTGTTCTTAAACCCGGCGTGTTCCAACATTTTCGCCAACGTCTGCCGATACTGGCCGAGGGTCGTCAGTGGGTTGTCGATGCCCATCTTCGTTAAGATTTCTTCTTGCTTCGCCGCGACCTGGGCTAACATGGCGCCACGTTGCTGCTCGTCGCCGTTGCCCAGACCGACGTTGACTGAGATGTCGAACTCGTTTTCCCATGCCGCCGGGTCCATTGTGACAAAGTTATTCCGAAGCCGAATAATGCGGGGTTGTTGTTGGTGTTTCTGCACCAGTTGTAAAATGCACTTCATCAGGCGCTTGACGCCCGTCTCGGCGAATACCCGCGCAATCATTTCGACCTTGCTTTGCGCCGCCGAGATTGTCGCGCTGACTGCTGCCGCCGTCGATGATTGCAGGGCGTCGGCGTCCAGGCCCATCGACGCCTTCGACAAGCCCGTCCGCATTTCCCGCACGTTGTCCATGTAGGACAAAAGTGGAAATGCCGCGTCGGCGACGCTGGGCGGTGTGATGGGTTGCACCATCCCAGGCGCCCGCATACGGACGATGCCGCCGGGGCGATTGGAGATCAAATCGTCGAGATTGACTTGTCCCTCGACTGCGCCGACGCGGGCATTGTTCATTAGGTAGATGTTGTCGAGTAGCTGACGTAAGATGGCCGTCTTGGCTTGCTGCAAATCGAGCAACAATTCGGCGACCGACCGGCCCACCATGCGGTGCGGCATCAGGATTGGCGAGATGACCGAGAACGGCATCATGTGATATGGCTCGTTTTCGACGACCTCGTAACCGCTGCCGAGACAAACAACGCGGCGCGTCTCACTCTTACCGTCGTCGTCATAATCGGCCTTGATGTAGACCTCAGTCACCAGAACGTCGCGCTGCGATATGTCGCTCGTCGTGTTCTCGGCCTGACTTTCAATATTCTCAAAACGAGACTGCTTCTCGTTCATCGTATCGACTTCGGTATAACCGGCGTTGGCCTCGACCACGTCGCGGTCGTATCCCATTTCCACCAAGTCGGAGACGGTCATCTCGGTTCTATGTGCGACGAACCGTGCGTCCTCAATCGACTTGGCGCGTTGCGAGAATAGAAATTCCTCGGGCGGGACGTTTTCGATTTTAATGCGACCGTCGCGGTGCGTCTTGCGGACGCGGACATCGAAGACGAGCGGCGGCGGCATCATCTCGCCGTCCGGCCCCGCCATTGCTTCGCCGTATTCCCGCGCCTCTTGCTCGACAACTTCGATGTCGTCGTCCACCAACAAGGCCGTCAGTTCGTCGTCAGTCAAGCCCTCATACATATCCTCGTGGACGGACTCGCTCTCGTCGTAGAAATGTTTGACGACGCCCATGCGAAACAGCAAGGCGTCCTTAATCCAGTTGTGGAGAACTTGGAAACCTTCGTTGTCGGCATTGAGAATGAAATTGACGTAGTCACTGGCCTGGGCGGCGGCCTCAACGTCTTCGGGGCCGCGTGGCTCAAAACGGACAAAGTCGTCGCTCGACGCAAAGATTTTCATCAGCGACGGCATCATCATTTCGACAACGTCGGCGACCTCAGTCTGCACGACTTGTGACCGGCCATCGACTTCGTTGCCGAGTGGGTTGCCCAGGTAATAGTCGAGCGCCGTGATGCGGTCGGCGGCGTATTCGGAGTCGTGGTAGTTTACCGCCTGTTCAATCTCGTTCTGGACGAGACTGTGAAATTCTTGGTCATCCATTAAATTGATCCATCTGGCGCCGTGGCCGTGTAGAGGCGTTGGCCGAGTAATCCAAAAATCGGAAATTCGTCGGGCTTGCGCGGGGTGCGGCTCATAACACCGCGCTGGTCAATGTTGCCGCGGCGGATTAGCTTCATTCCCATTGATCTTTTGCGGGCGGCTTTATTCGCCCCGTCAACAGTCTTGTGCGTACTTGTCGGCTTAATCTGCCCACTTAAAAACATCTTTCTCAAGTCGGCCTTGCCGTAACGCACACCGTCTTGAATCGACGGGAAATTTAAATATGCGTCGCCAATTTTTAACGTAATTGATTGCTCCGAAACCAACTCACCCTCGGGGGTGCGGTACACGGGTCGGCCTTTATCTGTTACAAATTCTGTAGGCTCACCGGCCTGCTTGGGTTGATTGCGGTCTTGAAGTAGTCCTGGCAGTGCGGCGGTCGCGGGGTTTGCCATCAGCGGTATCTCGCGGCGGAAGAACATCCGCGCTGCCTCTTTTGGCGTCACGCCCAGGGCCTGGGCGGTTACGTCGATGCGCTCGTCAATAAGCCGGGCCACTGACTTCGCCTCGGACGCCAAACCAGTTTTCGCGCCCGACCCAAACCAGCCCATCGATTGGGCCTCGGCGGGCGAGACGCCCAACTTGTCGGCCATTAGTTTATATAAATCGGCAAAGGGCGCGTATTCGACTTGCTTCTTCGTGCCGCCGACTTGTGCGCTTTCCAGCGTGTCGGCCACCATTGTCGCGGCATTGAAACTCGACGGGTCTTCGGCGTATTGCTTGCGGAATTTTGGCTTGATAAAATCTTTCGGTATCGCCCCCGGCTGCAATTCATTGAGGGCGTCGAGTGCGCCGCGTATGGCGTGAGTGTCTATAGTCGGGGCGCTGAGATTGCCCTCTACATTCCGCGCAAACGTCGCGGGCTTCGGGTTTGTGTCTTTGTTAATCTTGCCGCTGCGCTGCAATTCTTGCAGAAGTAATTTGTGGATGCCCGTCTGCGTGGCGGGCTTGCCCTTTGACGAAATGTCGCCCTTCTCTTGGATCATCATCGGGTAACCAGTTTCGTTTAGACCGCGACCGGCATTCGGACCGACCACTGTGTCGAACGGTATGCCCGCCGCGTCTTTCGCCATAACCAGCGAGGCGCTCCGCAAGTTTGGCTCGGTCGGTGTGCGGGGCGACGTGGCCGCGTAGGCGTCGGCGAAGTCGCGCATGAAATTACCGGCCTCTTTTTTACTCAGGCCCGCCTTGCGGGCGGCCTCGTAAATCGGACCCGTGTGGTAGAAATATTGGGTCTCCGTCCCCATTTGAGAACGCGCCCGGTCGGCCAAAACAGTCGCAATGTCGTCCATGTTATCGACAATTACTTGCGACCGGCCCGCCTTGGGGAGTGCCTTGCCCGCGACTTGGCGCGGAATGTCGGACATAAGGTCGTCGCTAAATTGCCGGGCGTCGCGGACATACGCCTCGGGCGATAAATCCATGACGCCCCGGCCCGATGGTTGCAGCCTCTCCGCCGGGGGTAAAAGCATTTGTTCTGCGCGTTTATCTAAAACCTTGCCCAACAACCCAGGCAGTGCGGCGGTTGGGGCTTTGTTTGCGCCCAATGTGACGCCGTCGCGTTCCAGCATCTTGGAGCGGTCGAGAACGTCTTGATCCCAGGTGACGTAGTTGCGGGTGCCTTCGCCCCCTGCGCGACTACCCTGATCGAAATACTTGAGGCCGGGGATGCCAATATCGCGAAGGGCTTCGGATGCGTCTTTACGACCGCCAAGGCCTGTTACAACTCCCTTATAAAATTCTCCCCCTGTTAAAGAATCATCTAAAAGAACTGCCTTTAGTTCTTGTATTTCGTCCCTCAGTTTGTTGCTCATTTCGGCCCCGCCAGAACGGCGAACCCACGGATCATTAAGTCTGGCCTGTAACGCTTTAATTTCTTTAGTAATCTGTTTTCTATCAGCGGCAGATACCGAAACCATATTCGCCAACGCTTCGCGAACGCTTTTCGGTTGCTCACTCAGCGGCTTGTCATAGTCGAGATACTTGGCAACGTCAGCGTCGGGGATGTCGAGCTTGTAGAGGGTGCCGGGTTTCATCTGATAACCCTTGTCTCTCAATTCGCTGAGATATTTGACTTCATCACCAAATTTGCCGCTTTTAGACAAGTTTGATATTGCCTCGTCTATAGTCTTTGCTGCCCCCATTTCCATCGATGCGTACATCATGTCCAAAGGAATATCGCTCGAATGTAGGATTGACCCGTCTGAAGCCTCTAATACTTTGCCGCCAAGTGCGTCAGCGTACGACTTGGCAACCCCCGGCGCATCCGCACTATAAAAACCATAACCATACGCCTGATTGCCTTCGCCGGTGCCGATCTTATCCAGCCTTGGTCTGCCATGCGGAAAGTCAGGCTCTGGCGCAAAACGATGCGGCCCGCCGTGGAATACGTTGGCACCCAATAGCGTACCTTTCGGAGCCGCGCCCGTCGCCGCTCCTAACAAGCCGCCGACAAGCGGAGCGTCGAGCATCGTTTGCGTCATAACGTTAGGATTGACCGGCATATCACCCATCAACATCGCGCCGGTTGACGCCATCCCCATCAGTGGGTCGTGAAGTAATCCGGGCGTGGCAAACTCCAAGCCGCCAAGCTCCTCGGTGATGTCGTCGCCGGGGTCGGTATATGTGCGGCGCCCGACGGGTATCATTGCCGCACGGGTGAGCGACGGGTCGCCTATCAGGCCGTAGGCTACAGGCTCGGCCATTACTTTTTACGCTTGTAACTCATTTTCTTACCGGCCCGCTTCGCCGCCGCCTTGGCTTTTTTCATCCCGGCCTTGGTGTAGGGGTATTTCTTTTTGTTGACCATTGGCATCGTTTTTCTCCTTAATAATCCATCCCGTGATCCATACCGTCGTCGTAACCTCCGCCCGGTCCGACGCCGCTATCCATCTCACCGGCAGTGGTCTCGTCGTGTTCGCCTCCGTAGCCGCCAAAGTCCTCATCGCCACTGTCGAATAAAGTGTCTGGAATAGTCGGCGCGAGGTTTGATTGAAGAGCCGCCGCCGCTTGCGCTGCCGCAATGTCCGCCATAGCTCTCCCCGTCGGGGTGGAAATGTCTGGCGAGTATGGGTCAACGTCGTCCATGAAGTTGGGGCCGTACTGGTGCGTATAATCCATGAACGGCGACTTGCCTAAGAAGCCGGGGCGCCCCGCGATATTGCGGTTTTCCATGTTTAGGACGGATTGCTTGTAGCCCGGTCCGGCAAATATCCCGCCTGTCAAAACGTCAAAGAAGCTCGGCGAAAACTGTTTCGACCAGCCGGTGCGGTCCATCTGCATGGCTTGCCAGTTGTTGGCCGCGCCAATACCCCACCCCGAGCCAAGCGGAAGCGCCAAGCCCAAAAGACCCCGCTCAAGATCGCTGGCGTAGCCCCAGTTGTTTGCCGCGCTTCGGTCGAGCGGACCCATTGGCTCCACCTGACTGTCGCCGTCGTGCGGCAGCGGGAGAATTGGCGGCAGTGCCATTTTTGGCGGGGGTGCGACCGGGGCGACCGGCGCGGCGGGGGCCACGACGGGGGCCGCGACCGGCGCCGGGGGTAGCGGTAAAATGCCCGTCGGTGTGTACGCCGCCGCGTAGGGACTGACCGTGGGGCGCTGGATCGCCATGACCGGCACCTCGGGTCCGATGCCGAGTAGGTTGGTGTAATAAGCCATTTTAAACTACATAACTCGTGTCGGGTTCGATTGATGTCTTCCAGCCGTACTTGTTGCCGTGGACGCCGACGACGGCGTTACTGGCAAATGTTAAGCACACACTGTCTGCAAGGTCTGGCGACTTAATCCCGCGCTTTCGCATCTCGTCCTTGCCCTCAATTTTGATTTTGCCTGATGACGTGAATGCGAAACGTGGGGCCGCCAGTTCGTGAATAAGTTGTTGGTCGTCGGGTATGACGCACTCCCTCGCCTCAAACCACTCTCTCGTCTTGCCCCACAGTTCGTCGCGTAGACGCATGTACTTTTGCTGCATCGAGGCCGATTCACTGACGTTGACGCTCCTGGCCGGTAAGTCCAACTCGACCAGCCGGTCGTAGACACCGGACCCGATGCCAATACTGTCGATGCAGATTTCTTGTGGCCGGTCGATGATTGGCGTGTTCTCGTATTCATCCAAGACGATGCCCGCCAGTTCCATCGTTGACTTGTCGCGCCACGTCTTGATCTCTTGAATGTGACTGCCCTTGCGCTTGCACAGTGCGCTCCGGTCGCTGCCGTAGCGGGCGCAGTCCAAGCCCCAGACGACCGGGGCGACGGGACTGACCTCGATGTCCCTGCCGACGGCGTCTTCGATCAAAAAAAGCGGTATATACGTGTCCTCATCTGCTTGAGGAAATTCGCCCAAAACGCGGACACGGTATGCGTTACTTTGGTCGCCGTATCGCGAAGCCATGTCGCGCAAGAAGTCAGGCGCGACGAGAGGACTGTCAGCACACGACACTTTTCTAATCCACCAATCATGCGATAGCTCCGTGTGTGTCCGGTAAAAAAACCCAGTCGCTCGGACGGGGTTGCCCAGTAGCAAAGTAGTAGCATTGTGTCCGCTCATTGATCCGGCGGCGCTCTCGAACACCTCCTCGGGGATGCCGCTGGCCTCGTCGGCAATCAAAAGGACGTTTTCACTGTGGACGCCCGCGAGACTTTCTGGCCGTTCCTTGCTGCTCGTCCTGGCACTGCAAAACGCCTCGGTCGGGCTGGCTTTCAGATAGATGCGGTCGCTGGTTGCTTCGAGTAGCTTCCTAACCGGGGCGGGCATTTCTTTCAGTCTGGCCTTGGCCTCTGCGAAAAGCGCGTCGTATAGCTGGCTGGCGGTCGGGGCGGTGACGACGATCTTGCACGGGTAGCGCGTGACCAAAAACCAGAGTATGAGTGCGGCGGCGCACGACGATTTGCCGATGCCGTGGCCGCTTCTGATAGACAGACGGCGTTCGCCTTGTGCGACGGCCATCATCACTTCGCGCTGCCAATCAAGTGGCGGCATGGCGATGACGTTTTGGGCGAAGCCCGCCGGGTCGTCGCGGTAGCGTTCTACAAATTTTTTCCACGCGATTTTTTTGTCGGTCGCCATATGTGCTTCCAAATAGATGCGTGGGGGGTACAAATAATTCCCGCCCCGCCGCCCCTGCGAAGGGGGGGGCATCGACGGTCAAATGGTGGAGCCGGGCGGGAGTTGCACCCGCCGTTCGGCGCTGGCGGCGAGGAGAGAGGGGAGGGAGACACCGGCCAGCCGCCCGTCCTGCGCGGCCCCATAATCGTTGGCGTCAGGTCATCTACCTGACGGTCATACGTTTAATATCAATGCGTTACGCGTTCTTGCTGCTCATCTGCCGCTTCATCCACAATATGCGGCTCGATTTTCGGCTCGTCGTCATCCTTGCGCGGCGCATCCGCCAGCGCCTCGACGGCCTCAAGGTGGGCGCCCTCGTCGTCAATGCTGACCTGACGCTTCTCGACCAGCAATCCGCCGAGCTTGGCGAGGCCCATCGCGGCTTGAGACGCCGCCGACCACTGGCCCGCCGCCGTCGCACCCGCGTGTATGTGGCGCAGCTTCTCGCAGATTTCCTCGACTGTGATGGCTTCCTGATCGTGATATGCGGCTTTAAGGTTATCTACCCATAGGGAAACACCAGGGTGAGACAACAAACGACTAGCCTCGACTTGCACGGCTTTATCGCTCATCTTCTCGACACTATAGACCTTGCGATACGCCTCGGAAGCATTACCGTCGCACGGCCCCACATATTGCCGAGCAAACTTCTCTTGCTTGATGGTTATCTTGGGAAGATCGTTCATCGTTTTTTCTTTGCCGTCTTTGCTGACTGACGAAACGCTTTGGCGGTCGGCGCACCTTTTGACCCAGGCTTACGCATACGCTCCACTTTTCTACCGGCGGCTTTCTGGCGCTTGATCCGCTCACGTTTGTTTTGGATGCGCTTATATAGACCTACCTTCGCCATCACGATTTCCTTGATTTAGCTCCCGCACACTTCCACCGCTTCCGCGACAGTCGCAGTGGTGAGTTTGGATTACGCGCCGCCGCTGGGTGTTTCTTCATCTGTCCCGCCGACCGGGCGCAATATGCGTCGCCTTTTTTTGTCCCGGCCCGCACTCTCGGACCACCGCCCTTTGCTTTTCCAGCCTGACCGTAGCTGACCCGTTTGCCGCTTTTGGTCACCTTGACCTTGGCTTTCCCCTTCGCCGGTCGCGCCGCCATCACGGTCTCCAAAAAGAAAAGGCGCCTCTGGGAAGGCGCCCTTAAAGTTTAATTCCAGGGAGGAGTAAGGGAGTATCGGGACGAATCCCAACGTAGTAAAAACATACTAGATTTAGTGTGCAACGTCAACACAGACACAACATCTTGTGCCAGAGGCCCAAAATAGCCCTCTCAGTGCGACGCTTCGCCGTCGCGGGGTGACACCTCAGAATTTTAGAGATGGCCCTCCAGCGCGGCCCCCTGGCGCTCCTGGCGGCACTGTGACTTGCGGCCCATACTAACTTACGGTCATCCTCGTCAAGCCACTGTGAAATTTGCAACGCCAAATCATAATTCGTCACTTCCCGACTTGTCGCCGGTCCCGGCGTCACGACCGCATCATTGTAACCAAACGCGAGGTCAGGATCGTCGGCGTACTTCGGCCAACATCCCTTGGCGCGTAAATCATACGCCCTCGGCAACCTCCGCTCCACCTCCGCCGCCGTATAAAACAAACCCAGCAACCCCGCGACGTCGCCCACTTCCTCGACGGCACGACGCGCCAGATCAGAACGGGATTTCGTCGTCGAGGGGTTCGCGCTTTCTGGCGCTGACAACTTTTGCATCGGGAAATTCATCCTTCACCGCTCCAATCAAATTGCACTGCGCGTCGAGCAACCGCGCCACTTCCTCAATAGAGAACACGCGGCAGTCTCTCAGTTCCTTGGTCGTCTTCCACGCCTCGGCGTTTGACTGCACAAACGCATACGCCGTCCCGCCATCGACTTTCACCGTCCATACTTCGGGGTCGATAGGCCGATGCCCTGCCTCGGCGGCCTGACCGTCCAGTTTCTTCCAGGCGCGGAGCATGACCTTGACCCTTTTCTTGACGGCCTCGACATCATTGTCGGCAATCGCCGCGTCGAGTTTCGCCTTGGCCGACCCAAACCGCGCCGCCGTGTCAACATCCACCAGACCCGGCAGCCTGTCCGCCCCCCACCGCAACTCCATCCGATGCACCATCTCATCAAGTGGACGCAGCGCGTGATAAATCTGCTCGTGGGTGACGTTGCCGACCTTCGCCGCATTTAATAGCGGGTCGGTTTTTTTCACTTTGTGTCGCCGCATCATCCGAGCCTCAAAATGTGTGCGCCGCGCTGAAGGCGCGCACACATAGGGGGTATATATAGGGGGGATATGTGTGTCATCGTTAAGTCTCTGATATTGCTACAACTTTCGCCATTGTGTGTTTTCCGAAAGCACACAGTGGTTTTTTTATTGTTTTTCATATACTTAACCCCATTTCGGCCAATTATTGACGCGGTAGCCTTTCCGCGTTTCATGCACGACAAAACCATCACTTTCGAGGTCGTAAAACGCTTTCATTACGACGCCGCGTTTCCAGTTATTGACAACTTTCGGCAGCGCATTTTTGACTGTCCGGCCCGTCCTCGACTTGAACGGCGACCCCGTATTCTGTGCCTCGTCAATAGCCTGTAGAATCGCCCGCTTGACGTTCCGGCCCTCAATCCTGGCGATGGCGTCCTCTGATTGCGGCACCTGTAGGACGCCCGCCTCCCAAATCAATTTGATGTCAGTCTCGTCGTTGATTGATGAGTAGTTTGACTTTTTCCGCGACAGTGTTCTCACGTCGTCCATATCCACGTCTCTGGAGAGGTAGGAGCGGCTCCTGACGCTGTTCTCCCAGGCGGTTGACCCCGACATCCCCGACCCGCTGGCAAGCCCCGAGAGGGACGGGTGAGCCAACAGAATGACCGTCGCGTTGTACGTCGTGCAAAGGTTGCCGCAATACGATTTGATGAACGTGTTGACCTCCCGGCGGACGTTCTCATTGCCGCCAAAAAAGTCTGTGGCATTGTCCAAAATCACACAAATCTCGTCGGCCTCGCCCCTGGCCGTCTCGACGGCCTTAGTCAAATCCTCGTAGAATTGCGTCGCCTGATCTTCCCCGGCGTTGGGGAACGTGACGACGATATTGTCCTCGCCGACCCTCGGCCAAAGATAAAGATCGTCTGGCGCACTGCCGAAACCGTCTTCAATGCCACGCCACTCGTTAATGCTGATTTGGCGCCGGTCGATCTCGTCTCTGTCGTCCTCACATAAGACACACAAGACCGGCATCTTGCGCGTCTGGATGCCCATAAACGGCTCCCCGTCGGCGATGCAGTTGGCGAGTTGCTGCACAAGAAGCGTCTTGCCGACGCCGCCCTGGCCGAATAGAAGTCCGACCGCCTTCTTAGGAAACCACTGGTTGAGCAACCACTCGCGTTCCGGCACGGGGCCGGTGACTTCCGAGGCGCGATACATTCCGGCGGGCAGTCCGGTTTTCTGATCGACGACGACGGGGTCTTTTTTCTCCTCCCGCCGGAACTCACCGATATCAAAACCATTTTCTTTCGCCATGAAGAAAATCGAACCCGCGCCGGTGCGCCTCACGTCTTTAATAGAGTGCCAGACGCGGTCGGTTTCTTGGCCGTCATACTTGGCCGACCGCTTAGACCAGCGGTGCCACAGTTCATATCCCTCGTCGCCGACGGCGCCCTTAATCGACATCGCCATGCGGACCCAATCGTCGTAGTGCCAATCGTCGTTATCAATGTGGGCGAGTGCGACATCGACCTCCCTGACCTCACCCTGCAACTCATTCGTCGCAAACCAATCAAGTTGCGCGGCGCCATTACTCTCTCGGCCCTTCTTCTCGCCGTACTGGCTCAACGTCGTATTGGCGACGGCGATAAAGTCGTGCAGTTGTTGCGGCGTCACCTCGGTCAGTTGCTCCACCGTCACGTCCATTAGACTGTCGTCGCTCCAGCGGTATTTCTTTTTTGTGTCGGGGTGGATGCCACTGGCGACAAATTGCTGCCCCTCGGCGAGTAGTTCGACGGCGTTGTCGGTGCCGTTGATGTCAAATATCGCCGTCTTGATCTTCCGCATTGGCTCGGTGCAGCGGAAGACGAATAGCGTCTTCGGCGCCTGTCCAATCCTTTGCGGCGCGAAGCCCAGGTCTTCCTCGACTAGATTGCAAATCTGTTTGGCGATGGCCTCGTCGTATACGTCTATATCCAGCGCCACGACGTTTGACCTACCCCCACATAAGACGCCGATATTCGCGCCGTTAAAACTGTCAAAATCGAGCGCCGTGTCGGGTCTGCCCTGCCAGCCCTGTAAGATCGGTTTCTTACCGTCGAGCGGCGTCGTATCGAACCCGGCGCCGACCAGCCTCGGCGCATATTTCGGGTATCGCGCAGTCTTTACGGCGACGGTCATTGCAGCCTCGCGGCGTCTTGCTTGGTCATCGGCTTCGGCGGGTCGATGCGCCGATACCCTTTGAGCCAAAACATTATTCGCTTCCACATTTCTTTTTTCCCACGACGCAATTCGGGTTGTGCCGCCCTGGCGGACAAAAACAACGGCCATTCAGTCGCCGCACAAATTCGGCGTCGGCCCTGGCAGGACTGAGAAACCCAACGTCGGGCGTCAAGTCCCTCATCCACCGTTGCGTCTCCGCGCCCTTGCGCCGCCCCTCGTCAGTAATGTTCATTGCTGCCCCTCAAAGAAATGGGGGGCGCGACGGCCCCCCTATTGGTCATCTTAAAATTCTTCGTCGTCGCCAGCGTCGTCGTCGCCGACATCAATCGACGTGTCGCCGTTCTCTTGTAGACACTCGGGGCGGTCCACCCACTTGACGAGTTTGAGCTTGGCAAACGCCGTGGAGCCTTTGCCCTCGCCAAATGATTTTTTCTCGACGCCGTCCATTTTGACCATTGGCAACTTACCTTTTTCGGCGTCTTGCAGTTGCGGCGCCAAGTTCGTCAGCGTCATAAACACGCCCGTCCCGTTTTGCTGCCACAGTCCCGCGTCCCCGCCGCCCAAGGCAACGCGGACCGAGAAGCCTTTTTTCCACCCGTCGCCCTCGGGGCGTTTCATCATCCGGCTCGGGGACTCATTCCACTTCCACGGCATCCCGAACTGGCCCCACCCGGTTTGTAGGTTTTCGATGTCGAGAATCACGCCCTTCTTGAAACGGTCGGTAATGTCGGTACGCTCGTCGCCGTCCTTTAATGAGAACGACCGCGCCGACGCCGACCCGTCGTCACTCTCTTGGACGTGCCAGTTGATGAATGGGCCGCCACCGCCGCCCTCACTTCCCTCGTCAATTTCAAACATATTTATCTCTCCTTATTTGAGATTGTGTCGCGGAGCCGCCGCGACGACGGTGTCGGCTCAGATGCCGAAAAGCTCTTTGCGCTGCTCGACGCAGTCGCTCCAATAGAAATGCGTCGGGTCCACGGGAATGATCGACGCGAGATATTTGGCGTCGTCGCTGACCCTGAGAAACCGCTCCAGGCGATTACAGTGCGCCTTGATGTTCGCCAGTTCTTCGTCCACGTCGCCGTCTTCGAGCCAGCCGGATTTTTTCGGCGTGACGTATAGAAATTTGACTTGCTGGTTGCCGACGCAACGCTGGTAGATGCACCGCTGGCGCCGGTGCGACGCCATCATTGACGACGGCAGCCGCATGGTCGTCTTGAGATCAACGACGAGGCCATGCTCGGGGTAAACTAGGTCGAGGTAGCCAATGATCGGCATCTTCCAACCGTCGCCCGCGCAGTTGATCGAAATCTTTTGTTGGCCGCCGTCAACCGAAAACTCGGGCTTGCCGTACTGCTCCAGTTCTGCGACGGCCAGTTCGACCATCGGCTCTATCCCGGCGCGTTCCTTTTCAGTCTTCTCGTCGGCCAGGGTTATTTCCTTGTCGAAGCGTTTAAGCGCCGCCGCCACGGCGTCGGCCAAGCCCTTCCCCGCCAAGACGGCGACGACCGCGTCTTCGACGACGATACCCCGCCACATTGCGGCGCTCGTGCCGCGCTTCATTTTGAGAAGATACGAGCCAACCCACTGCGCCGGGTTTGTTTCCCAGAGTGAGATTGACGAGGCCGACAGGTGTTTGATGCCGTGTGTCTCGAAACCGTTTTTTGAATTAAAGGGTGCGCTCATGGGGCTTTTCTTCCTTGACTGCTAAAACGGAATAATTTCCGTGGTGACTGTCGACGATGCGGATGTCCCAGCCGTCGTTTATGTACTTCTCAATGGCCTCGTCGTTGTCTTTTGGAAGCCACTGGCACCATGTGATTTCGGCGGTCATGCCGCCCTCGCAAAAAACTCAATGGGCTGGTCGATTTTGTGTCCGAACTCGTACCAGCAACAATTATCGAAGCCGACCGACCCGCCAAACCAACTGACGCGGCCCACGGAGATTACGCGGCGGCACTTGGTTTCGAGGTAGTGGATGGCTTGCTTGGTGTGCATCCAATCGGCGTCAAACAGAAGCCACGTCTTCGGCGCCAGTTCGCAGAACTTGTCGATCATTGGGTGCAGCGCGTCGCGGTGCCACGGCGGATTTGTGATGAACATCTCGCCGCCGCAGTTGTCCAACGTAAGGGCGTTTTGAATCTGGATGCCGATGTCGGGTTCGTTGGGGTCGTCCGCCGGGACGAGGTCGCCCGCCTTGGTGCATATATGTCCAAACTTCTCTAAGTGCCGGATGAGCGCACCGTCGCCCGCGCACGGCTCGTGGAACCGTGTTTGTTTTGGTAGGTGCGGCAGTAATGGCACGACGGCGGCGTAAGGAGTGCGGTAAAAATCGCGCTTGTTCCGCTCAAACTTTTGGTAGGCGCGTTTTGTCATTTGATCACGCCGCTTTGCCGGAACAGCGCCTCGACGGTTTCTTCCTCCATGACGTATAGGCGGCGTATCGGTCGCCCGTCCTGGCGGCATATCAAAATGTCGGCGTTGTCTTGGTCGAGACTGTCGAGGAGGAATTTAAAACCGCCGCCGTTTTTACGGCGCTTACATTCCACAACAAAACCCGAGAGCATTAGGTCGCCTTTATGCTCATCGCCTAGCTGTTCCTTATAAGCTCCACTGGCAAAGACCCGTTTGCAATCCACGCCCAAATTTTGCCAGTGCTTAACGACCTGGGCCTCATGCTCGTACCCTCTGACCTTGTTACGCCGACCAGACATCAAGCCTCTCCCGTTCAGCGGTTAAGGCGTCGCGGGCGTCGTCCAGCATGTCTTCCAGACGCGCCACGTCGATGTCGTGGTCGAAGGCCAACAAGGTGCCGTTGTAAGCAAGTTGCAAGTGGTAGACGATTTCGCCGAGAATTTTTTCGTTAGTCGCCATCGTCGCCCCCGCCCATCGTGACCCACAATTCTGCCGCGAGTGCGACGTAACCGATGCGGTCGCGAAAAGAATCCCACGACGGTTTTGGCCCTTTTAGACGACCGAGTTTCATTTCCGACATCCGCAAGGCGACTTCCCACGCCTCAAGTTTGTGGTCTGACCCGGCGTTCCAGATGTCGGCGATGCACTGGAAGTTTTTAGCTGGCGGGCCGTATTGGTCTTGGCGGTCGCCATTTATAAGTGCGTCGGCTTGTCGCAAAATCTTGGAGCGCAGCGGCTCCTCGTCGCCGAGGCACTTCGGGCAGCGCCGCGTCGTCATGTCGTCGTTGCGGATAAAATGGTTACCGTGGCAAAGATCACACTCAGTCATCTTCGCCTCGCAGTGCCTTAATGGCGCGGAGCGGTATCCAATATTTGCTGTTGTTTTCGTTGGCGCGGATGGCTTCGATCTGCCCCGCCTTGATGAGCTTATAAAGCGTCTTGCGGTGACTTTGGTTAGACTCACCAAAAATCTCCGCGACCGCCTGATCGACGGTCAGCAATGCGGGGGCGGTCATCGTGTCAGGGATGCGTAACAAGCATCGTTGGCGATGCAGATAAGCTCCAGCCCGACGAACAGCGTCCCGAAAAACGCCAGCGTCAGAATAAATTCACCAATAAATTTGAGATAGGCCATCATTTCCCTCCAAAGTGCGTCTCTGCACTTTTAGGAAAACGTAAGCCAATATGTCAATAAATATTACGTCAGAATTTCACGCCGACAATTTTGTGGATGGAAAGTAAGCCCTCGCGGGGGAAGTTCAGATTTTGCTCGGGGCTATGCTGGACAAGGCTTACGGCCTCGTCGGACAGGGCGACAAATTCTTTGACGATGGCCGTCTTATTGCCGTCATTTTCAAACTGTACGACGACCAAATCACCCGCCTTGTACGGCAGCCCTGGATGCACAAATGCAATTTCACCGGCTTGGATTCGCGGCGCCATGCTGTCGCCCACGACATAGACGGCGTATGCCGTCGGGCTGCCCGAGAGGAAGTCGGGCGCGGTGATGGAGTCAATCGGCTCATTCACGTCGGAGATGTCCACGCCGACGCCGCCCTCGGCGGCGCCATAAATAGGTATCCGTTGCTGGAGCGTGGACTTGGAGACGACGCTGCCCTCACTGTCCACGCCAAGCACCTGATCGACAGTGACGCTAAGTGCGTCGGCTATTGACTGCGCGATTTCCAGGCGCGGCTCGGCCTCATGCCTTACATACCGCCGCAACGTGTGCGGCTGCATGTCAATGAGGCTTGCCAGTTCCTTCGCAGAAACGGCGGCGTCTGCCATCAAAACCTTGATGCGGTTTTTTCTCAAATCAAACTCTATGCCGGTGATTACCGGCAACTCTCTCTCTGGATTTTGCATTTCGATTCTCCCACTGGCGGAGAGATTAACGAAACGTCAATTTTTATGTCAAAATGTAATAAACCATATTCTAATATGGTTTCAAACCATATTTTACGGCTCAATCCTTGTCTCGTTCTTCGATCTCGTCGGCCAACCTTCCCATCATATTGCTGCCGATCAATGACCGGCAGAGATGATGCAGAGTTGGTTCTTTTAGTGCATCGAAGACGCCACGCCGAAACTCGGCCACTAAGGTCGCGCTGGGCTTCATATCTTGATCAACATATTTTTTCTTTTGTGCAGCCTTCATTGTGCGGAGTGCATTTGAGTAGTCCATTCCTTTAGCGCAGCATTCGGCAGAAATATTGAGTTTTTTACCCGTCCAGTAAGCAACCATAATTGAATAGAGGAGGTTGCGCCGCGCCAGACTCGTCCGAAAGAACGAAAGAGTCGGATATTCTTCTGCGGCGGCAATTCGACGATGAAAGGCGTCAATGAACATTGTAAATTGCAACACGGCGCCTTGGCGCATCGCGTCGCTAAACTCGCGGGCGCGTGGCTTGTCTGATCGGGGGATCATCGGAAATTCAAACATTTGTCCTCTCTTTAAAACTCGGTAAATACCCACATGAATAATTTGCACAAACCCCTATTCGGTTGTGAATTATTTTCTTATTGCCTCACTTATTTTATCGGCAAGCGTCCGATTCCGCTTCGGTGGACTGATCCAGTGGCCGTAAAGCTCGTAAGTCAGTGCGACCGAATAGTGGCCAAGAACCTTGGCGACCGTCTCGGCGGGTTCTTTGACCTCGAACAAAAGTAGGCTTGCAAAGAAGTGTCTAAGATCATGCCAGCGGATGCGGTCGGCGCCAGCGGCGTCACACGCCTTGTGCAAACCCCGCTTACGCCAGTTATCTACGTCGGCGTAATTCCCGGCTTTCGACGGGAAGACTAGATTCTTCCGACGCTGCTCTAATGGTTGTTGCAGTTTCCATTCCTTCATCATCTGCTCCAACTCGGGCATCATCTGGACGGTGCGGAAGCCGTGTCGTGTCTTAGGGTCGTCGATGGATTTGTCTTTTTTCCGCGCCTTCTCCACATGGATGAGACCATTCTCAAAATCGACGTGGTCCCAAGTCAAGGCAATTTGTTCTCCCGCCCGCAATCCGGTCCACGCGGCGAAGCGCATAGCAAGGCCGTAACGCTTGGGCGCGTGGTCAAGAATCTTCGCCATTGTGTCCATGTCGATCCGCTTGACCGTGGCCTTCTTCTTGACCGTCGGCAGCGTCACGTCGCCGAAATTCAACATGGCGTATTCCCGCTCGACGCACCAACGGCCAAAGCCCTTGAGGACGCCCGCCTTGTTGCGTCCCGTCTTCGGGGCGCCCGCGAACAGAACGTCGATCACGTCGTCGAGAATATGCACGGGGCGCAAATCACCGACGCGGACGGCGCCCAGGATTTCGGAGACTTGCTCCAGCGCGACGCGCTTGTTCTCCACCTGGGCCGCGCCAACGTCGCCGCGTTTCGCCCGCGCCGCCTCGCCCTGTAAGTATTTGGCGACGGCGTCGGCGAACAGTGGCGTCGCGGCGGGATTGATGTAGATACCCCGCCGCGCCGTCTCGGCCTCAACTTGTTTGACGTAAGCCTTGGCTTGTTTCTCGGTCGCGAATGTTTTTGTCTGCCCGCCGATTGCGCGGGTGCAGCCGATCCACTTTGACGGGTCTTTGCTTGAGCGTCGTACTGGCATCACTCCCCCCTGTACTCAATGAAACTATCCTCACTGCCAACGGGCATATTGAATACCCGACGTGCGGCGTATCGGAGCGCCTCAAGCCGTGAGGAAAACTCTGGGCCAAGCTGCCCCTTTGAACTTGTAATTGTGAAATGGTCGCCCGCCCTGACGGCCACTGCCCAATCTTCGGGCGTCTTTAATCTCTTGATCTCTTGCATCTCTCTCTCCTAAAGTTTCCTACCAGCAAAGCCCCGCGCTGGTGGTCGGGGCAATGCGGCGCT